ATAGACCGATTAGGTGTTTTACCTGGTCCATACCAATCATGATGCTTCAACACATCTCTTTTAAAAGCATATGTGAAGCGTGACATCTCTAAAGTCAATCCTGGACTGCATGTTGTTATGATGCGAGGATCATTGGCAGAAGCGTAAGACTCTGGCTTATTAAACGTTTTAAGTCGGTTTGGGGCTGATATTCCCAAAAAGTCTAACACTTTGGCTGTCCGAGCGCGTTGCAATGGCTTGTTCTGCATATCAATAACTGTTTGCATATCAATAGGTTGTCCTTGATTTGCTTGAGGTACAGTTAATCTGACGAACTCCCTGGCATACGTGCTATACTTCTTTGCTGGTATTTTGAAGTTAGCGACTTTGGTAATTCGTCCATTGATAGCTGACAACTCGGAATTTACACTTTTTGTAGGGAACATTCCGGGTTGTGCAAGCACAGGCGTTGTTAACACATTGCATGGGATTTTCGGTTCATCGCAGACTATTGGTCCAACTGGTGTGTATGAGCAGACAATATCCGATGTACTTATTACATTTGACTTCGGTTGGATGTCAATGCTTTTAGCAAATATCGAATATAATAATGATGCCTCAACTTTAACGGTTGTGGTCTTATTATCTGTCTCATCATAAAGATATTGTTCAATATCCCCAATTGTAAATGGCGCTTTTTGTTTAGCCATAAGTCTTTGTCGAATTGCTTCAATACGTCTTCCTGTAGAGTTAACACTTTGATAACTGCCATTAAGAGCTAAGCTCAATGAGTCAGTTATGTTGTTGTATACTGTGTTAACACCCTCACGCGTATAAGTCTTACGTCGAAGATAAACCGGATTGATCAGATAAGCATATCTTGTATCAATCTTGGTGAAAGGCAACAATGATATAATCCTTCTTCCACCACCAACACATCCGTCAATGTTTCGTTGTTCAACATTGTAAAACCAGGTATATCCTTCATCATCATCACAAGCAAGGACTTCTTGATCGTAGTCCCAGATTTTATGCTTGTAAATAGCACCACCAGTAACATTGTAAGTGATCGAATTATTATTGATCATGTATGAATGTTCTTTGCCTTGGTAAGCTGCTTGATCAGGTACTATCGTGTACATGATGATAGGTTGTCCTAACTTCATGTATTGTTCCATCGGACAATGAAAGTCAACGTCAATAAAGACTAGAACATCATCATCTTGAACAACATCGTCACGAAAATCAGCCTTTAAATCTTTAGGCCAATAATAATACCTGCATCCGCGCTCGTCATCTCTTTGGTCTGCATGAGCCATTGAGACAAAGTAGGGGTTGAATCCTGCTTTTCTGACGATACTTCCAATTTCTGCAGAGGCAGCTGTTCTTTCTGCTGCGCTTTCAGGGTGTGTATGAAACCTATTAGCTCTTATAATAGGCAATTCATTAATGCGAAAGGTCGGTCGTAAATCGGGTAGTGTTACACGTACAGTGTTGATCACTCGTGAGAGGTCACAAACACTGATGACAGGTCTTAAACATTTGAAAATGCTGCCCAATCTAATTCGTGTGTGCAATGTGCTGCTAAGCAACACGGTGAAAATTGTTCGAAACCATCTTACAAACGAAACACGTTTTGTGGGTACTGAATCTGTAATTTTCATCATTTGATTTGAGTTTTG